ACGCCCTTGGCTATTCCGCCTGCAACCTTGCCTACGCCCTTAGCAGCCGCGCCAGCGGCCGTCCCTACGGCGGCTCCAACTTTTTGACCAGCAGTCATCTTGGTCATTTCCTTTTCGGCATCTCCCGTAGGATAGTTGTTCTTTCTTAGAAAATCTATTACTGTCTGTGGTGTTGGCTTTCCGCCAACCTTGCCCATGAATGTATCAAATTGTTTGATTAACCAGTTGGCTTCCTTGCCAACTTCAAGATTGCCCTTTGCTTGTCTACCAGTAGCACCCGGAACGAATGATTTTGCCTTGTTAGCAAATCGTGATAGCATGCCCTGTGGTGCTTCATCTAATTGTTGTTCGATCAGAATTTCGTTTAAACGCATTGATAAATGTCCATTACTTTATTAATGTAGTATTTATGTTCGAAAGACTGTAAAGAGAGATCTAAAGATCTCTTGCACTTTCGCTGTCGCTCAGTGCATTTTTCTCCTCACGAACTTTTAAGACACTTATTATATAGTGAACAATAACTGCGAAGCAGTTTTAGCATCATCTAGATTGTATGGTCACAATTAGCCCGTCTCCGGGCCAAAGGTGTGTTTTGAACATCATCTGAGTTCGCACAGTCACAATAGCATTAGAACTACAAGATTGTATAATTTACAATATTTTACACAAAATTTTAATATATTTTGTATATTGTACAACCTAGCGCAGGCGGTTATCCGGTACCTACTCATTCCGTCTTAGTATCTTATGTACAACGGCAGTTATACTTGAAATGCTATCTCCAAGTATAACCTGTGGGAATGACCCACTCTTTTAGCCTATTCGTTACTTTATTATTACACAGCAAACCGGTTGTTTTAGGCATATCCGATCGTCGTCCTGTTAAGGATAGTGCTGTTGCCACTCCGCCGTTACCCAGAGAATTCCTTACCGTGCGACATCACCACGGATTTCGGGCACCATACCAGTTGCCGGTGCAGGCTTAATTAACGGTTTATACTGCCTTAGAGTATTGTTTTGAGGTGTTCTTTTAGAATTTTGGAACCGCCCACTCGCACGTTGATTATTCCATTGTAATAATCGTCTGTTTCCAGCACCCTGCGATCAAACTGTTCCTTTGCCTCTAGATAACTTAGTACGCCTTTGCTTGGACAATAGTGAAGAATTTCTCTTGTAAACTTTTCTTCGCCTAGTTTTGCAACGTCTTCCAGAAGATTGTCCGAGGAGCCCCAATAGTCTCTCCAATCGCTTTCAACTGTTGAACGTCTTTTATTTTTTCTGCCTTTTAAAGGTGGTCTAGTTTTTTTGAATTGAGCAAGTTTCTTGCCTATGTATTTTCGCCCGTTTGTGAGATTTGTGATCAAATAGACAAAGCCAATGCATCCCTCCGGAATTTCATCAACAATTTTGTTATTATGTGTCCATTTGTGAGTCGTCATCAGTCTTACTTACTTTCGACGGTCGACCCACCATGCCTTTTCTGGCTTCCTTCCTATCTGATCTCTTATTTTGGATTTCTAATCTGCGTGTGCTTGCGTGCCTTCTTATTTCACTTAGCCAAAATCTTGCCTTTATTCCTGCCTCGTCTGATTCCTTGTATTCAAAACGTTCCTGCCACTTGAAGTAGTTTTGGAACGCTTCTATCATTTGATCATGTGAATCAGTACTCATGCTTTCTCTATGTTAAAGTTTATAACAATTCTATAATCTGCATTTCTAGGATGCATGCCTGCATGTAAAAATTTACCATCAAACATTACAGTCCTGCCCTTTCTTGGTTCTATTCTTTTGCTGATGCTAAGATGTTTTGGGTATTGGCTAGGATCATAATACACTTTATTGTTCCAATCAAAGCCATCCTTGCTTATTTCGTTATCAAAAATAAAAGTATCACCGTCTGCATCATTAACATAGTAAAGCAACACCCAATGGGGAAGTAGATTATCAATGTGTGGAGTATTAAAACAATTTTCTAAATCTGTATAAACTTTAGGTTGTAGATTTGCTTTGACTCTCTGTAAGGTTCCTGTTATTTCAAACGCTTTTTCAAATCGTTTGTTCATCTCGAGAAACAATTCGCTGAACGGAGAATTAATTTTTCCATCAAGTATTGCTCCGTGACAGAGCTGGAAGTGTTCAAATATTGGATTATTTTCCTTAAAATGATTTAAAAGTTCCTGACCTGCTGTGTTTTCGTGTCCTTCGCCGAGATGCCAAGGAAAATCCCCAGTTAGATATTTTTCTATATCGTTTTTTTCAGCATCGGTAAAGATATCATCACGAACTATTATGGTCATTGTACTATTTCAACATCATTTGAATATGAAGTAAATCCATTCTCCTTAATAACTTTCAGCACGTGATTAACACGACCTGCTAGATCGTCTCTGTGCGAAATTAGGAACACGTTCTTATTTCTTTCACGTGTCATCTTCTTAAGAATACCAATGGAACTTTCAACACCAGCACTGTCCATACCACTATCCACTAACTCGTCAATAAACAATAAGTTGATTGCATGATACAGGCTTTCCCAAACGTCACGGAACGCCCAACTTAAACTTAAAATGAGCCTATTTCGTTCTCCTCTACTGAGGTTATCAAAGTCTAAGTCCTGTCCTAGTTGTGTAATTGTGACCGTTAAATCGTTCTGAAATTCAACAATGTGCGGTAATCCTACCTTAGCAAGATAATAAGTCAAACGCTGATTCAAGTATGCTAGGTTCTGTTCAATGATCTTCTTACGCACAAAAGAATCCTTGTTTGTAAGCAGTTTGTATAGGAAGTCCATGTGTTCCTTGACCTTGGTTAGATCATTTAGCGTGTCAAAACTAACTTCCTGTATTGCAGTTTCCTGCAGATCCTTAATCTGTTCAAGATATGGATTCTCCTCAGCAGACTTCTTAACCAATTCTTTTTGTAAACTCTCAACGGTGTTACGGTGATTGTATGCTTCTTCCACACTATCATACTGCGTTACCGGACAGTTTTCCAATTCTCCGATGTCACTTACAACTTTTGAGTGTTCTTGGTATTGTGTATCATTAGTTAACAGTTGTAATGCTGCTTCCTGCAACATTTCTTCCTTCTGTTTTCTAATTTCTACCTGCTTGTTGTCATGAATTTCCTGTCCGCAAGCATAACATTCGTGCTTGTCAATGGATTCTAATTCTTTTTTAAGTTTAGAAATTAGTTTTTCCTGCTTCTCGTTGTCAGCAGTAATGCTCGCCATCCAACGCTGTGCTTCTTCTAACTTTCTTTTCTTGTCGTTGAAGTTTTCCCAGCACTTGTGTGCTTCAATCTCTGCTTCAATGTTAATCTTTTCTAGGACAGCAATGCTCTGTTCCAATTCTGCAACGGACTGTTGTTTGCTATCTTCCCACATTCGCTGTTTGCGCTCAAGGCTTTCAATATTCTGTTGTATTCTTTCGTTCGAAGCCTTGACAGTTTCTATTCTTGTGTTTTCAGTCGTGATGGCATCTCTGTTAAGGCGCATTTTTTCTTTCAATGCTTCTGCCTTTTCGGAAAGCAGAGTGATACCCAACAGTTGTTCAATAATCATTCGCTGATCATTGCCCTTCATTGATAGGAAAGGTTCAGTGTAGGTGTTTAGCGCAAGAATGTGCTTGAACATATCATGGCTCATTCCAAATAAATCTTCGATGGCCTTTTGTGTTTCTCTGCTGTCACCCTGTGCTTCATCTTGATCAGTTGGTTCCTGCTCAGTTCCGTTGACAGTAAACTTTAATATGTTGGGTTTTCTGCCCCTGTGTATGCTGTATTCAATACCGTCCTTTTCAAATTCTATGGTAACAAGCATGCCCTTGCCATTAATTTTATTGATAAGGTTATCACGCTTGATGTTTGTTAGTGCGTTGCCGTAGATTGCATAACTCAGTGCGTTGACAATAGTTGTCTTACCAGTGCCGTTTCTGGAACCACTATCGTCACCGCCTAAGTCAAGGTTTTCACCCAAGACAAGAGTTAGTTCACCCTTGTCAAAATCAATTGCCTGGGTTTGATTGCCCACGCTCATGAAATTTTTAACTGTTATATTTTTAATCTTGATCATAGGTCGCGATAAATCTCCGTTAGCATACGCTTGTCATACGTTTCGCTGTCTAATTGTTCTATTTGATTCATTACAATAGTATCAACACTTTCAAACGAAAGATCAATAGGATCAATGTTTGATTCCACATCCACCTTTTCTGGAATCAGCATGAGTTCACGCAGATTAAACTGCGGAATGAATTGTTCCTTGATAAAGTTTGCTTCTTCAAATGTAATCTGCACGTCGATGGTTACACGAGCATGCATCTTTTCTCTTAGATGTTCTTCTGGCTTTTCTAAAAGTTGTGAAAGTTTAAATGTCCTATAGACAGGTTGCCCTGGCCAAGTCTTGTATTCAGGAGTTCCACCCCACTCGAGTGTCATCATACCACGCTCGTCGTCCCACGCATCTGCATAGTTGTGTGGAAATGCGTTACCAATGTATGTTACGTTGCCCTTGGTTTGTCTTTTATGGAAGTGTCCTGAGAATACATACTCCTGATTCACAAAGTGATCCGGTTGTAGTTCACCATGATCCGGCATTTCTACCATAGCGTTCATCTTAAAGTATGGAAGTTCAAAGTGTCCAAACACGTATCTTGATTTGATATCCTTCACGGTCTTCCATTCTTCTCCAACCAACCACGGAAGCAGTGTTACGTCATCTTCTGTGAATATTTTAGTGATGGGTACGATGTTAGGAAACAGTCGCATGAATTCAATGGAATTAATTTCACGCTTGTCCTTGTAGAACAAGTCATGATTACCAACCATGAAATACGTTTTTTCAAATGTTTCGTTGAGTCTTTCTAAATTGGAAACAGTATAGTTCATCGTGCTGACGTCAGTGGTCGCACGGTTATGGTGCCAGTCTCCTAAAAAGATACAGGTCTCAGCACCAGCGGCTTTTGCTTCTTCGCAAAACCATTTAACAAAATCTTCACAATCTATGTTGTGTGTCCTGCTGCCACTCTTCATTCCAAAGTGAATGTCTGTAAAGCAGGCTGCTTTCTTAAATAACGGCATTTTTACTCCTTATGTTATTGTAACTAACTTTAGGTGTTTTGTCAAGTCTATTATTCTTCGGATTTTTTATCAGTAGTCCTGGGTGCTTCCATTCCATTATTCCGACC